AGGGCATCTTTTCGTTTTTGTTGCTTTTCAATCATTTTACCTCAAAATCTAGTTTACGAACCTTCCGTTTGCGTCGGTTCTCTTGAAACTCTAAATCATGTTTACTAAGAATTCCACTATCCTTAATATTTTGTTCAGAATTTATTAAGAGAACTTTACTTAAATCTTTAGCAGTGATAGTGTCCCCACAAACTACCATTTGATTGGGACAACCACAGCATTGTGGTTTAGAATTACTTCTTATTTCAACATTACATACCTTGCATTTTGCTGTTAACATTTTTCATATGCCTCATCGCATCACTGAATTTATTTATGGGTGAAGAGGGGATCGAACCCCCGACATTCTGCGTGTAAAGCAGACGCTCTACCCCTGAGCTATTCACCCTACAGGTCCACTAGGAATCGAACCTAGAATATCCGCTTAGAAGGCGGAAGTTATATCCGTTTAACTATGGACCCACTCGGAGGCGGGGTATACAGATTCCCGACCCTCCTTTACGGAACTAACTACTACTGTAATGAGAAAGTGCCCTTTCTCTAGCGTCTGTGTTCCCTCCACATATGTGTACCCTCATAGAATACCACAAAAATTTAATTATGTCAACAGTTAAGAAAGAACAAATCGGTTTGCATAATCATATGCATACTGCTCTCGATATCCCTTAATTCCCCACCCTAACCAGTAAAAAGATGGGGCCATGTATTGAGAAATACTCTGTTCAGCACCCTCAAATTCAGGTAAAACCTTTTGGAACTGATTTTCATTAATCATATATCTAAATTGACATTCTAATGTGCTAGGATCACATCCATACTTTTTAGAAAATGTTCCTAGACCATTGTAACGTCCTATTGAGGTCCACTGAATGAGACCATAACCACCACTATGGCAATTATTATAAGAAACTCTAGCGCCTCCCTCGCATATGTTGGGATGAAAATTGCTTTCAGATTTAATGTTTCCCAAAATCGTCGCAAGAGCATTTCTATTGTGAATTTTAGTTTTTACTTGAAGTTGCTTGAGAACATACTTCTCATTTGAATTACAATTAGGGCACTTCCATTGCTTAGTGTAAGGAACTACCTCAATTGGAGTTGGAGGTGGTGTGTCAATCATCATAAGTTAAAATAATCTTTTCGATAGTAACGTCCTAAGACATTGCTATTGTAGTACGCCGGAGATCCATCTGTCAAGCTTTCTGTCAGAACAGAATTTACGAACAACTGACGGGTCTCCTCATAGTTTACTTTACCCAAAGTTGTATGAATACTTAAAATCTCTCTGGTGAATTTATCTTTACCTAAAGATTTTATCTCTTCCTTTAACTCTGGGCATGATCCATAATATTTTTTCCAGTCAGACTCTTGTTTACTGCGTCTAGACTGTCCTTTCTTTTTACGAAAAGACCAAAAATATTTTCTACCTATATATTTCCTACCATTAATCGTATTAGTTATTAAATATACAAATCCATAATACCCATTTATATCATCAGTATCAAATATTTTACCTTGATATTTCCATGGGTTTTCATATTCTTTCATAAACTAAGAGAAAACCTCAAAGTATATATCAAGAAAACATAGTATATTTAAATTTCATATAATAGTATTGAATTAAATCCGAAATATTAGTAGGACCTAGTTTTAAAAGCATCCAATCTTTATGTTTTAATTTAGGATCTGCAAATGCTTTCAACTTCCAAGTCATAATTGGAATCCACTGACATCAATATCATCTTGCTTGTATCCACCCATAAGATAAGATTCAATTTCAGTTTCTTGAGGAGCAACTTGCATACCCTTAGATGAAATCCAACGTTCTGTCCATGGAAGTGGATTATTTTTAGCAGGAATATCATACTCAGGGGTTAAACCAATTGCCTTCATACGACGATTTGCAATCCACTCAATATAATTATTGAGAAGTCTGTCAGTCAAACCAATCATTGATCCATCTTTAAACAAATACTTTGCCCATGCTTTTTCTTCATTGACACATCGTTTAAACATTTCTCTCACAAATGGTTGTTCCTCTTTAACAATTTCTGCAAATTCTGGATCATCACCATCCCTCCATTTGTTGAGGATGTTTTGAGTAATGACAAGATGCTGATTTTCGTCTCTTGCGATGAGAGAGATAATTTTAGCGGATCCTTCCATAACTTTGAGTTCACCAAAAGCAAACGAGCAAGCGAACGAGACATAGAATCTGATACCTTCGAGGATGTTGACATTAGCAATTGCTCTATACAATTTACGCTTTAGTTCCCTACGTTCATATTGTCCAGCAGTATGACCTTCAATTGCCAACTCCCACATTGAACCGTTATCATATTGATGAGCAGCATTTAAGAAGTCATCATATGCTTCTGTTACCGAAGCAGAACGAGAAAGAATATTCTTATCGGAAAGGATTGTATCATATACAACTGAAGCATCAGGATACAGATTATCAATAATATATTGATAGGAACGACTATGAATCATTTCAAAAAATCCCCATGCTTCCATACATGCCTCAAGTTCTGGGAGAGAACAGTAAGGAATAAAAGCAAGTCCAGGACCACGACCTTGAATAGAATCAAGAGTAATTTGATACTTTAAATTTGAAGTAAAGATGTGCTTCTGAGGATCAGTAAGTTTTAAATAATCATTTCTATCTTTTTGAAGGGAGACCTCTTGGGGTCTCCAGAAATAACCAAGTTGTTGATCAGTAAGTTTCTCAAAAACAGGATACTTAAAACTATCATATCTCTGGACACCTAGTGGTTTTCCAAAAAACATTGGTTGTGTTTTTCTATCAATAACTTCTGTATTGAATACTGTTATACCTTCTACTGTAGTAACTGGATCTCTATTACAGATATCAGCAGATCTTATTCTTCTATCTTGCTCAGAGTTTACAAGCTTCACAGTCATCTTCCTCCGTATGGTTTAATTTTGTTATAGATTGAGAGATAATATCGTTATATTCCTGCTCTGCGTCTGCATCTTTCTTTCTATCATAAGTATTGTGATAGTAAGAAGTCTTCCAACCATACTTATATGTATTGAGAAGATCTTTGACAATTACAGAAATAGGGACTTTATTGTCTGGATAGTTTTCTGGATTATAACTCCAGTTACCAGAAATTGCTTGGTCAAAAAACTTCTGCATTACAGCAACAAGTTTAATATAACCCTCATTACTCTCCATATCCCATAGAAGAGTATAGTTATTTTTCAAAGTAGCATACTGTGGGACAATTTGCTTCAAAACACCTTTCTTTGATACCTTGTATGACAAGAATCCTCTAGGTGGTTCAATTCCATTTGTCGCATTAGACACGACAGAACTACTCTCTGATGGCATTTGTGCGGTCAGTGTTGAGTTCCGTAGACCATGTTCTAGGATAGATGATCTAAGACTTTCCCAATCATACATATATTCCGGTGCTACTAAATTATCTACATCGCTCTTATATGTATCAATGGGAAGAATTCCATCTGAATACTTTGTACGATGAAAAGCATCGCATGCTCCCTTTTCCTTTGCTAATTGGTTAGATGATTTTAACAGGAAATACTGAAGAGATTCTGATAGTTTGTGAACAGCAACCAAAGATTCGTCACTACCATAGGTTAAAGATTGTTTTGCTAACCAATGAGCAAGACCAATAAAACCAATTCCAAGAGACCTACGTGCCCTTGTAGCACGTTCTGCTGCCTTGACAGGATAATCTTGATAGTCAATCAATTCATCGAGCATACGAACGCTTAAATCACATAGTTCTTCCATTTCAGAAAACTGTTTAATTTTTCCAACATTAATAGCAGCAAGAACACAAAGAGCAATTTCTCCACCATCATCATCAAAATGCTGAATAGGATCAGTAGGTAAAGTAATTTCTTGACAGAGATTACTCATATAAATTTGATCCTTAAATGAAGAATGAGTATTACAATGATCCACATTCATAAGATAAAGACGACCAGTTTCAGATCTTTCCTTCACAATATCTAAAAGAAGTTGATGAGCACTGAGAGTCTTCTTTGGAACGCTTTCATCTTGTTCATAATGACGATATAGATCATCAAACGAGTCAGACCCAAAAGCATCATAAAGACCTGGAACATCGTGAGGTGAGAATAGGGTGATGTCTCCATTGGAGATAAATCTTTCATAAAAGATTTTACTAAGTTGAATAGAGTAATCTAGTCCACGAACCCTATTATCCTGAGTTCCTTTATTATTTTTTAAAACAATGATGTCTTCTATTTCTTGGTGCCAGAAGGGGAAGTGTACCGTTGCTGATCCACCTCGGATGCCATTTTGAGTACAACTTTTGACAGTTGCTTCAAACATTTTGAGGAATGGGACAACCCCTGTGTGTATAACTTCTCCCCCGTTGATTTTACTGTTGATTCCACGGCATCTGCCCATGTTAATCCCGATTCCAGCACGTTGGACAACATATGAAAAAATAGCACTGTTGCTGTGAGGGATAGAATGCTTGGTGTCATCGACATCAACAAGAACGCAGCTAGCATACTGCTTAAGTCTTGTTCTGACACCCGCCATGATTGGCGTTGGGATGTTGATTTTGTGCTTTGAGAGTGCGTCATACAATCTTTTTACATAGGACATTCTAACTCTCTTATCATAATTTGAAAAGCACACAAGAGAAATTGTCATATACATTAACTGAGGAGTCTCATAGAGAGTTCCAGAGTCTCTGTCCTGTACAAGATATTTATCTACAACCTGCTGTAATCCGGAATAAGTAAACAGAAAATCTCTATCATAATCAATCCATTCTCCTGCTGCAGTAATCTCATCTTCACTATAATTCTTAAGAATTAAGGGATCATATGTTTTTAATTCACGAACGTTCTTACAAATATGATCATATAAAGAATACTTATCCCATTGAATATTATTTTGCTGAGACCACTGCTTACGAATACTATAAATCAACAATCTTGCAGCAACATATTGATAGTTATACTCTTCAGGTGTAATAAGGTCATGAGCAGATTTGATAAGAATGGTTTGAATTTCTTCTGTCGTAATTCCATCAAAAAATTGAATACCAGAATTAACCTCTACTTGACTTGCAGAGACTCCAGCAAGACCTTCACAAGAAGCATCAACCATCTTATGCAACTTTTCAAGTTGAATAGGTTCTACGCTACCGTCACGCTTTCGTACTGTATACGTTTCTTTGTTCATACCTTTTTCCAATTAGTAAATTTGAGATTTGCTTTTAGTCCTTGATAAGTATTGGACTCTACGAGGGATTGGACATTATGTCCAGAAAGAACCATATCATTTAGGTCTTTCTCTTTAATTTCTTGAGGGAATATTACCACGGAATATCCCTTTTTAATTGTTTTTTCAATCTTAGAACAGATTTCTCTGTTTCTTGGTTCATTGTCATAGATGAATACATACTTATTATTGAAACTGCTAAAGTCAACATCGCTACCACACATAGCAATAGCGTTGACAAGGAAATGACTGTCGAATGGTCCTTCTGTGACATAAATGGTTTTGCTTTCATCTACAGTATCAAGTCCATACAATTTTGTTTTAGTGTCATCTAAAATTACAGTGATGTACCTCAATTTAGAATCTTTAGACAAAGATCTCCCCTGATACCCAAAGATACCAGATTTATCCCGTAAAGGAATAATTATTCTAGGTTCATCGTATTTTATATCCTCAAACACCTGCTTGTGTGTGTTAGTCCATTCTTTAAAATTCGGACAATAATAGAATTTTTCAGGTGGAAGTTTTCTGTTATGGAGGAACTGATAAGATACATGTGTTTTATTTAGATCTGATACTTTTTCTAAAGTTGAAAAAATATCAGCAGATTCAAACACTGGTGGTTCAAAGTTAAACTTATGGACTGGGATCCTAGTCCCTTTGCCACTTACTCCTTCTTTATATGCTTCTAAAGTATATTGAGCATATAAGTCAGGATCATTATCCTTCAAAAAATTAGCAACAGTTCTTCCTATGCCACAGTTATGGCACTTGTAAATATAAGAACCTTTCTTTTGAAAGAAGTATCCTCTTGCACGATTTAAATTCTTTTTAGAATCACCACAATAAGGGCATCTGAAATTGTAGGTAGTGTTTGTCTTTTTAAATTTTTGTAATTTGTAAGATACTAAAGAGATGTACTTTGTATCAAGGTACAACATAGGGCATAGACGTTTTTCCTACAATAGCACCACCTTCTCTAGGTGTCAAGGTCCATCCTAAAAGGGGGATCAGTTGTGCAACTGCAACAATCGTGGCGAGAACCGCACCGGCAGCAACTACGAATTTTTGATTCTCATTGACTTTACTATGAATCTTGGAAATCCTAATATCAATCTTTTCAACGTCATTTCTTTGAGTCTCTTTCAACTCCTCAAGCATTTTAACAATAAGAATGTTAGACTTCTGCCCCTCATCTAAACGATTTTCATGACGTTCAAGAAGAAGATTAGTTTGATTATTTGCTTCTGCAATTTTTTGAACTGCTGTTTCTAATTTAACCAGCATTTCTTTGGTCAAGTCTTCATAGATTTCAAGTTTCTGTTCAACTATTTGAAGTTTACCTAACCCAAAAGCCATTAGACACTACCTAAAAATAATTTAAGTTTATCAATATCTTCATAAACAAGTTCTAAAAACTTATCGCTATTTTCTTCTGAAAGTTCTAACCAAACTTTAAGTGCTTTGGTCTGCTCTTCAATAGAAAGTGTGGAAAAATCTTCATTAAGACTAGAGAAAGCACCCTGCCAATCATAAGAATTCTTTTCAGTTTTCTTATTTGACATTTTGTTAATATCCTTTGAAATGGTTTTTTGACGATCGCTCGCTTTCTTTTGATAATCCTTTGCCTTTGCTTTAGACAATGCAGCGATTTCTTGCTTTCTATTAGCAGCACGTTTTTCACGCTCTTGCTTTTTTTGAAGTTTACGTTTCTGCTGAATCATTCTCATAGCAGAAGATACTTCTGTATTTGAATTATCCGGATTCATTTCTTGAATAACAGTTTGGTCTTCCATTGTTTCTTCTTTTATACGAGCGTTTTTAATCCTCTGAAAAATACTAGTCCTAAGATTTTTCTTCTTTTTACGAACAGGAGGTTCGTCTGGGGGTAATCCAGCAATAGCACCAGAAGAGGCACTATTAGTAGGAACTTCTTCCGTATAAACTATTCCATTATTTTTCATGGTATATACTTTCATAGTTCCTGCAACCTATCTGTACAATATTTATCAATATTGATATGCTCTAAACTTGAACATGGTAAATATCGATTTAAATAAATTATAAAACTTTTTAAAATTGACCAATATTCATTTGATATTTTAAAAAATAGCAAAGGAGTTGCTGCCTCTCCAAACACATTATAAATTATAATCATGTGATTTAATATCAGATGCAGTTTTAGGTTGCCCGTTTTGACATATGTCTTGAGCAACCTTTTCAAATATTTAAACCTTTTAAGATCATCATAAAAATCCTCTTTTGTAACTGCTTGAGGATTATTGTAATTTTGAATAGCAAAAAAGAGATAATTATCCTCATTCAATTCAGTAAACTTCATACATTATTACGAAATAGTAAGTGTAAGATCAGTACCAGATCCACCAGCACCAATTGTCTTACCTGCAAATGCATCTTCAGCATCAACAGTAGTACCCTTATCCTTAACAGCGCCAGCGCCACCAATAGTTTGGTCAGCAATAGAAAGATCTTCTGCCTGCGAAGGAACGGTGAAATCAAACTCAAGGCGGTTTGATCCAGTTCCACGAGCATATGTTGCGGTGATAGCACCAGTTACAGATCCAGTAACTGCAAGAGTTACAGTACCAGTAACATCAACTTGCTCGTTATAGATAACAACAACAGTTCCAGTATCACCTTGTGCCAGTGATTCTTGCTCAAAGAATACAGCAGTAATATCTGCCTCACCCAATTCTGCAGTTGCAGAAGTACCGCCAGCAAGACCGCCAATTGCTACAATAACTTCATCCCAAAATCTTGTACCACCTTTCTGGTGACGCAGAACCCATCCACGCTCATCAGCGAAGCAATCTGCTGGGTCATGATTTTTAGCACCACGAGTTAAGTATTTTGGTTTTGATTCATCAGTTTCGGTTTTTCCCCAGAGAGGCATTGTATTTTCTCCTAAGTTATTTAAGATTACATTATAAAGATATTTATAAAAAAGGAGGGTTTACCCTCCTTTTGAATTATTCTGCAGGGGTTTCTCCTCTTGCATTAATAGCAGCAGCGACAGTTTCAAGTAACTTATCATCCATATCGGTTTTGGTCAGTTTAACTGCCTTACCGAGAATAACTAAACAGATATCTATAAGTTTTTCACCCAATTCCTCATTATCTGGAATCTTGGCGACTGCATCACTGATGATCTTCGATGCTAATGGAAGTAAAAATGATAACATGGTCTTATAATAAGGTGCAAATTATATATCAAAGATAGATCTTTTTAAGATTCTCACGGTTCTCTTTTAAGGATGAAATTACTTCTTCATTCACACCATCCTGATACTTACGACGCTTAACTTTAGAATCTCTTTTAACTAATGCTTTCTCAGATCCAGAGTCAGGTCCACACTCACAGTTATCTTCCTTAACAGAACTCATACCGTTCTTTACACCTTTGAGTTTCTTATTTTTATCCATCACTCCCATAGGATTATCTTCATCCATACCTTTAGTCATACTAGGCATAATGCTTACACCTTTAGCATCCTTTTCCATGAGTTCTTTTCTCCAATCAGAGAACCCTTCTCTTTTAGCAATTGCTTTTTTAACTGCCTTACGACGCTTCATCAAATACTTATCAGACTTATCATGATCCCCATCATTATCAACATCATGATCTTCTTGACCTACAGGATCTAATGCTTCTTTTGCAGTCTTTGCTGATTTCTTGAATGCATCCTTTGCTGGATAGTCTTTGTCTCCTGGTTTTGCTGGAGATTCACCACGCTTTCTCTTAGCATGAATATTTGCATAGAGACCTTTCTTCTCTTCAATAGTATTCTCTTCTGCAGTCTCATCTTCTTTGACACAGTTAGGAACTTCCTTACCGTTCTTCATTTTTGTGCCTTTTGCTTTGTAACCATCCCAGCATTTATCAGCACCAACATTCTTACGTGCTGCTTTGAGACCTTCTTCCATAGGGTTCATCTTATCTTCTTTGATAGGTTTATCCTTATTTATACTCTTTGGTTTTGTTCCGTCATGATCCCATCCGGGAACATGATCTTTTGCAAATTTTGTGAACTGAGGAGTACCGACAAGTCGGTTATCAGAATTTGGATCTCCAGATTTATTAAATTGCTTATACTCTTTAATATCATCAATCCATGCTCTAAACATCTCACCGTCTTCAGTGACAGCAATTACATAGTTAGGTCCAGTGCGATGAACCTTACCAACTTTCTCTTCACTTAGTAAAGAAATATATTCCCCAACACTGAAAATCACCC